TTGCTCCCTGCTCACCGAACCTGATGAGCTTAATGACTTTACCTTCCTTGGCAAGGACCACGTGGGATTTCTTAGGATGTTTAGGTGTTCTTTTAGGTTTGTTGTAACCTTCAAATTTTTCACCCCTATATTCAACTGACATTACATTAGCTCGAAATGGGGACCATCAATAAATGGTCTACGTCCTTGGCTACGACGAAGATCAATGTACTTCATCATGGCATCTTCAGCAGTGCCAGGATATGTACGTATGTCTCCCTCTGACCAAGCAGCACCCCACTTGACGGCAATGTCGAGTTCTTGTGCAGCAGTCTTCATTGCATCACAAAGATCATCATAGACATTCAGTTCCCAACAAGCTGCGCCATCGACGTAAGCCATTAGATCAACTGCCCGACCAACAAGGTGATTAGATTTCATAGTCTGAGACTTACCAGCAGCAACAAGTTTCTTTTGCTCCTCCTCCGTCCTCATTCCATAAATAACACCAAAATCTATTTTAGTTAATTCAATAGCTCTTTTAGTAACTGCTACTAGGGAAGGCTCTACTCCATTCAACTTTGCATTGCTACGGACGCTTAAACTAAAACTCACTTTTGTTCTCCCATGTTTATTAAATTTATACAAGCAACCGTTATACCGTTATGCGTAATCATAACCTCAGCTTTTTCTCTTTGCTGTTCGCATATCTTTCTGTTATCATACTGCCCTAGTTGGAAATAGTCAAGGGGCATACCTGAGATGAGTTGTATCCAGACTAGTACCCACATTATTTTTTA